CCCCTCACGAATTCTGTTATTATAACGAGAATTCCTATGTTGGGTTTTATGACCTTTCCGTTGAGTATCAGATTGAAAAACCCACTTTGCAAAGAACCCCTGTACCCATAAAATTAGCCTAAGTAAAGGCATGGTAACAAGGGTGGTCATCAAAATAATCTTGATGATCAACAAGATCTCGGGTACGACGCTCTTCACAGCATCCTTAACAGTTTGTACCAAAGATCGGACAAACGTAGAACACTGTTTCATTAACTTCTTGGCCCCAAAAAGATCTAAAGTAGCTTCAAGTGAAAATCTCTCCACATAACAAGTAAAAGCATAAAGTTTTGCTCCTAAAAGGGGGATATAATCCTTCCGTGTGAAGAAAGCCATAAACTTTGGAAAAGACCAACCAAATTTAGTAATACTACAAAAATGGATATATTTGGTAAAAACACAAAAAGCCTTGGACTGGCGATCTTTACCATCAAACCGCTCCAATAAACCATCAAGCTTAGGGTCATAACCTTCAGACAACTCCCAATACGATTTAAAATCGTGAGAAGTTCGTGCAACAACCAAATGACCATATTGACTCATGGCCAGAATATCTTCTGGACGTAAGCTTTGCACGTATGACCATACCATGTGTTGCGGCATCTTATACTGATGATATTCTTTCTTACGAAACGTATGACAATCATTATCATCAGGCTCGGAATTAGGGTCTTCAGTAGGAGGATCCGTCAGAATAAACATTTCCCGTTCGTCTGCATCATCCTTCCAAACATCATCACCTTCTTCTCTATGGTAATCATTCTTCTGATTTTGTTCATAGTTCAATCGAGCTTTTCTCAAATTTTCCAAATAAACCGTAGGATTAGGATCACCCGCCAAAATGTAATCAGTATGAATAGCGGTCTCCTGATGAGAGATACGCTGACGCGCCAAAAACAACTCATGTTGTTCTCTTATCTCTTCCATCAATTCAGGCAATGTTAACACCAAACCAGTCTTAACAAAAGACAGGTTACTATCAATAGTGGACATATTAAATTGTAACAACGATAAGTCCACATACTTAGAATTTGGATCAACATCAGCTGAAAGAGTAACCTCTGCCTGAATATGAATACGACGACGCATAGCTCCTTTAACTTCAAGAGTTTGAGAACCACGCAAACTACTAACATTAGTAGTCGCCAACACAAAATCAGGTTCCAGACTAATCATTCCTTTCTTTTCGAAAGCCATTAATGGAGCAAACTCAGCCGTATTGATCAATCTTTGGATCAACAATGACTGAGACGCTTCCATACCTATAGCTTCTTTTTCTGCAAATAACTCATCAATCTTAATTAACTTGGCGTTGTTTCCAACACCTTCCCAATGCTTCATACCGGGTCCAACATTATACACGAAATTACGCGTATTCTCAAGATAGTCATTATACGAAGCTTCATCTTTCTCAAAGATCTTTCGCATTATGGCCTTCTCTAAATAAGTCATAGCCGTAGTTTTACCTTGCCCGGATTTACCGTGCAAGACAACAAAAACCGGCTCGTGACGGGTACCAAAACCCCTACCAGTTCGATTAACAACAGCCAATTGAACCTTACGCAATTGAACCAAACAATCACGTAAGAGACCGACTACAATATGTTCTTTATTCCTGGTAGCATCGAACATTAAATGTTCGATAGCCGCGACTAACTCGTTAACACGCATTTTCGTATTTTCAGTAAATGGCAAAGCATCGGAACCCAATTCTTCAACCAATTTACGTGTTTTAACCA